ACTAGAGCATCGTTGATTTTGATTTGTTCTAGTTGTTTTTGCAGTTGAGATTTCTCTTGGTTGAACTTTTCAGCTTGTTGTTTTAATAAATCTTCAAACTCACCACGTTGTTTTTTACGTTCAACTTCTTGTTCTTCTTTTTCTTGTTTTAATTTCCTAGCTTCTTCTGGATCAATACCAGAATATTTTTTTTCTAGTGCTGATCTCTCTTGAGCTATCCTTTTTTGAATTATTCTCTCCAAATCATTTTGTTTTAAATTAAATGTTTTTTCTTCTTCTTGTTTTTGTTCAGTAGCTTGTTCTACTGGTTTTGTTTCTTCAATAGTTTCAGTTTTTTGCTCTTCAGCCATAATTAACTCCTTATTTAGATATTGTGTAAGTATAAACTAGATTTCTACAACTGGCAACCAAGTGTGTCTGCAACGATAACCACCTCTAACGATAAATGGATCGCCTTCAGCTTTTCCAGCCCAAGAACCTTGCCATATTCTTCGCAATTCTTCTTCCGTATATGTTTTGCCAACGTGTTTTCTACAATGATCTCGGCTATCTCTAACTAATGTTCCAGTATATTTATATTTATTTAAACCAGCCTCTTTTGCTTTATAAACTGTGAACTGACCATCAAATTGCATAACACTATCGTGAGCTATTTGTGAGGCATATCCAGCCATCGTTCTGCCACGTCTATCAACATCCCCTGTAATTAATCCAGATATATCCTTAACCATTTCCTCAAAAGGTTTCCCAGCAATAGCATTTTGATAAACATTATTACTTATCTCGGTTAAATATCTATTAGCTATTTCTTCATAGCCACTAAAACTTTGAAACTTTAATTGCGTAATTGTATCTAAATCAACTTGAGTTAATGTTTTAAAATTATCTGGAATATTTAATTCTCCGAACTCATCCATAAATGAAGTCACAATTCGGTCATAATCTCTAACATTAGTATCAGCGACTGTGGAATAAGTTTCCTCTATAAATCGTCTTAGGTTTGGTCGTAGTTGAATTGCTATTTGTGTTGTAATTATATCCTGTTCATTAACTGCTCTAGATATATCGGCAATAATTCTTGACTCTAAATCTTCTAAAGTTCTTTTAATTTGTGCTTCGTGCTGATCAGCTAAACGTTCTAGGAATGGATTTCTGGACATTATACATTAAAACCTTTTCTCCATGATTTAATAGCCCAATAGACAGGGGCTAGGGTTTTTTGTCCTCGCACCTTTTTGAGAATAGCCCCATGCCTTGCCAGGAAACTTCTTTGCCTAGCTGGGTTTGACTTTTTAATCTTCATATTAGGATCGCCAAATCTAACCTTCTTTACATTACCTGTTGAACGGTCTTTTACATATACCGCAAACTTTTTTCTTTCGCTTGGAGTACGAAAAGGTTTGTTTAACTTAACTGCTCTGCCTTGATACTTAGCCACTATGATTGATCTATTTTTTCTAGTATTAATTCAAAGCCAGAACTAATAGATGATGTTGCACTTGATTTAGCTCTCATTTCTATATCAGTTTTTGCATTAATAATTTCTGGTACAGCAAAATTCTTTTCTACAAAGCCACCTCTAGTTGTAATAAATGATCTAGTATTCCATGAATTGCCATTATCTATTTCTTTAATTCTAAATTTAATTTCATTTTCTAAATCTTTAGAACTTCCAATATCCATTTGGACTAAATATGCTTGGTATTTTCTAGGTATAGTATAAACAGCCATTAATGTTTGACCATAAGTAGGTTGTATCTGTGCAACTGTTGTTGATGAAACTGTTATAGTAATTGTTCCTACATTTGCGTTACCTGTATTAGCATTAATCATCTTTGCTCTAAATACTCTGATAAAACTTGTAGAACCAGCAGAACCACCAATCGTTAATGTTTCAGTAGCTAGATCATAATTAGAGTCTAATCCTTGTATCTCAACAGTTCCTGTATTATCTGAACCTGTATCTGAACTTGTTGCAGTAGCAGTTCCAGCAGAAGTTATAAAAGTATAATCTCCGCCACCATCCCAGATAGTTTCAAAAGAAGTACCAACAGAAGCATTGTAGCCAAACTTTTGAATACCAGAAAAATTATTTATATCTCCTCGTTGAATAGATACACCAAACAACATTTGATTTACATTTGCAAAACTCATTTTCGTTTCCTTTTCTTTAAGTCTAAATCATGTTTTCGTGAACCACGCAAGAATGAATTTACTCTAGCCATTGCCCAAGCCGCCATCGGTATTCTTGGTCTTGAACCACTAGATAAAAAAGCACCTTGTCCTCTACGATAAACTTTAGCTAATGTGCCATAAGTATATCTTTTAGACGCTTTAGCTTTTCTTCTAAGAGTTGCTTGCGTTGTTGCCGATAATGCTTTTCTTCGTACAGCCATTATATTTTGCTTCTTTGTTTTAATAATGAAAGCGGTATTCTCTTACCAGCTTTATATAAATCACTCATTCTTTTTAAAAGACTAGCTCTTTTTGATCTTTTAGCACCTTTTAAACCACTTAAATACTTTTTAGGTATTTTAGTTTTTTTATCTTTTGGAACTCTACGCTTCTTCGCCATTGTCGTTTGTTGGTAATGTTGTAGAGAATTGTCCTATTGCTTGTGAGCTTGCGTCTATCTCATTATTAATTGAATTAATTGCTTCATCATCATCAACGACAGCTTTTGCGATCTGTTTATCTACTTCTTTTATAAATGTTTCTGATTTAACACCACTAGCTTTAGCCATTTGTAAAAATTGCAAGTCACTAGCATAATCTCTTAAATCAAAAGTATCTGGGTAGTCTATAACACCATCAAATACTTTATTTTGCCATTTAGCAAAGAATGACCATATTTGTTCTTCAGCATTTTCTAATAGATCAGCCTTTTCTGATAACCTAGCATTTAGTAATTGGAACTCTGTCTGTAAAGCAATACCAGAATTAATTGTTTTTTCTGTACCTCTTACTGAACCCATATGAGTTATACGATCAATCGCATTAACTTTCATTTGCACTACTTTCATAATGCTATCTAAAGATTGAGAACTAGGTTGAATGATATAAGGTTTTAAATTTGAGTCCATATCTTCTGGCATCTCAATAATAGAACCAGCACCAGCACTTGCCTCTACGTTAGGTGTTTTAACTAAACTAGGATGGTTAGATAATCTAATTAACTGTTCAATCTCTGAATAATCATTGTAGATAGATTGTTGTAATTCTGCAACATCTGACAAATCACTAATACCTATACCTCTACGCATAGACTTTTGGTTATATAAAACAACGGCTGGTATTTCTCCAAGAGCATTAGGTTGTTCGTCAATCTTTACTGGCTTATCAGTAGCATATTGTTTCATGTATTCATCAACTCGGTATGTTGTAATATCTTCTGGAGTCCAAACTTTTATAATTGCTTGTTCTGGGTTTATATCTTCAACAATAGTTAATGATGTTAAATAAAATCTTCCATTAGGTAATCTTTCATATTTCCAGTTCGTCACATTCTCTGGAGTAAAGATAGAGATATATGGTCTTATGTCTTGAGCTAATTCTTCAGCTCTAGTCTTAGCAATAGTTGCTGGTTTATCTATTATCGCCCAGCAAGTACCATAAACAGATGCGTGTTGTTGCATATCTTTGATGACATTGTGAAAAGACCTACCGTCTAAATCAGCGTCTTGCAGGAACGACTCAAGCTGGGGGTCGCCAGTCATTGAGCCGTAATCTCTGCTAGGAGGAACTCTGAATAAAAAACTTGAATAAATTTGTACTACGTTGCGGCAGTGATTATCTAGTGGCGTGAAGTCAATACGCTTTATGTATTCATCATCTTGTTCTAGGATATATCGGTTTAGGAAATAACCATTAGAGAAATCATCTCCACCTAAGTATGATCTATAATGAAAATTCCAATGCTTTAGATTATCTTCATAATCTTGATGTTTTGCTATTAAAAATTCTCTACTATAATTTGCCATCAACTCCACCTAGCTGGTTCACTTGGTTTAAACTCTCTACGCAAAGGAAACATATATTCAATCATGTAGCCAAGTGCATCATTAAAATGATCAAAGCCACTATCTTTATCTGGAACACTTGTTCCCTCTTTGTATATCTGTCTTTCTAAACTCTTAATTAAGTTTTTACAAGATTTTGTTATAAAAAGACTTGACACTCCATTAGCGTTCTTGAGCTTGGAGTTAACAGCGTTTATTCTATCTCTTACTAATGGATGTTGTGATCTAACTCTTACTTCAAAGCCAGCATTTCTTAACAAAGCTAAATCGGTCATACCTCCAGCAGAAGTTTTACGTTGTCTTGACGCTGGGTCTGGATAAACAAATATTCTATAACCTTGATACCTAGATTTAATTTCATCAATCATTTCTGAAGTATTAGAACTCCATATCTGTATTTCATCATCAATAATTAAATCATTTTGATGTTGTTGAGCTACAACACAAACCATAGGATCAATATTAAAATCCATACCAATATGAATGACCTTAGAATCTCTTTCATAATGATCTATGATATGCGTATTCCTATCAAAGTTATAGTAAATAATACCAGCATAATTAACAAATGTTGCTAGATATTCCTGTTGGAATGTACGTTCATCTAGATCGTTTTTAGCTTGTTCTATTTCTTCCTGGCTTACTTGACCACCTTCTAATGTGGTATATTTGAATGATTGCCATTCTGGGTCTTGCTTTGAATACAGGTCATATGCAAAGTTAAATCCTTTTGGACTTGAGCAGAATAAAGCAGAACCAAGTGTATCTGATAATGTTGGTCTAATTACCTCATACCATGCTTGAGGTTTAATATCGGCAAATTCGTCCAGGATAACAAAGTTTAATCCTACACCACGAAGTGATTGTTCATTATCAGCACCTTTTAAGCTAATTACAGAGTTATTTCTAAGAACCATTGATAGATCAGCTTCATTAATCTTTTGAACCCATCTATGTTTAATCATTTGTTGTTTTAGCATATCCCAACAAATAGTTTTAGATTGCCTGTAGCTAGGAGAGATATACCATACTTTTTGATTAGGAAACCTTGAGAACTTAGCCATCTCTTGAATAGCAAGGAATGTCTTACCGAACCTACGCCCAGATATAAGCACTCTGAAACGCTTATCACATAGTATTACTTTTTTTTGAGGTTTAGTTAGCGGCATCTATTCTTTGTTTTGCGTTTTCAAAATGTTCTTTGTTTAATTCTATACCTATAAAATTTAAATTATTTCTTTTACAAATAACCCCTGTCGTTCCACTTCCCATAAAACAATCAAGAATTATATTAGCACTTGGAAATAAACTTAAAAAATCTTCTACCATTTTTTCTGGAAAAGCTCTCGTGTGTTTACCTTTTGTGCCAACTGGTTTCCATTCATTCCAATCAAATACATCATATTTATTTAATGTATTAATGAGTTTGGTTTTTGGATTCTTAGCCAACCAATATACTCTCTCTGTAAAAGGATATAATCTTATTTTATCAAAATTTTGACTTCTATTTATCCATACTATTTCTTGTTTGACTATAAATTTAGTTTTTAAAATCCATTCATAAGGAGAAATTTGAACGCCTTTAGAAATTCTATTTTTGTGATTATAGATCATTGAGCCATTGTCTTTCAGAACACGAAAACATTCATTAAGAACATTGATTTGCCATATTTGATATTCATTTTCAGGCATTTTATCATTATAAGAACTATGATATTTATTTCCAGTATGATGTTTATTTCCCAGATTATAAGGTGGAGAAGTAATTATTAAATCAATGCTATTTTCATTTAAATTTTGTAATATTTTTAAACAATCATCATTATATAAATTTATCATTAATCAGCCGACCACTTTAATGGCATTAGACTTCATTACCCCAACAATCCCAACCATCTACTTTTTGTCTAGCAAATAGTTCTATGCGTGGGAGATCGCCAATTATATTTACAATTTTTTTTCTAAAAATATTAGGTTTTTCAGAATGTGATAATCTTTTATGAATAACAGCAGATAACTCGTTTCTAACTAATGGTTTAAATCTGTATGGTTTTTTTTTGACTCCTATTAAGCATACTTCTGTATTTTGCCTAGTGTAATAACCCATTCCCCAAGATAAGTTTCCATTTTCAGATGTTTTAATCCAATCAAAACCAAGACCATAATATGTAAAACCCCAAGATTGAATAACATCTAACCCTTGCTCTAATCTTGGAAATGTTATCCATAAAAATAAAATTGATTTTTTATGTGAAATATTTTTAACAGGTAATTTTTTTATATTATTAATATTCATTGTAGGATAGTGACTATTTATAACCCTAGTTCCTGTTCCAGACTCTTTATATTCCCAAGGTGGATCAGCATAAATAATATTATATTTCTTATCTGGAAAAGGTATCACTTAATCAACTGACCACTTTAATGGCTCTGTATCTTCTGTAATTGGATAATCTGATTGATTTAACATTTGTTTTCCAAGCCATATTCCCATTACTGCTGACTTCTCTGCAAGGTTAAATTGCATCTTCCTTAGTCTTATCTTCATATTTGCTCTTCCTTTTGTCAAATATTCGGAATAACTCTTACGAATAAGGCTTTCATCACATCCAAAAAAGTCTGCAATCTCTACATTGGTACAGCCGTAAGAAGCTAATTTAACTACTTCTTTTTCTTTTATGTCGTATACTTTTGGTCTTGCCATTAATGAATAGTTTGATCTGGTGTTAATATATCCATTCCATAAACTTGATGATGTTTAAGTAAATAATCGTTTGCTTCTTCTTCCGTTTCAAATCCAGAAATCTGTATCACAGCAGAAAAGCCACCATGTACGTCTGGAATAGTTATATATAATTTCTTTAAATCTTCGTCCATCAATTATTTATATGCTAAAATTCATTTTTTCCATAGCTTCTTTTGTTATTTCTCCTTGTTTATACTTTAACAGAATATCAGTATCATCATCATTCATCGTTTTAATACCTTTTTGCCATAAAGGTAGATTCCTAAATTGATCTCTTTGTATAATACCAATCGGTTTATCATCTTTTTTCTCTGTCAGCAATTCTTCCGTCCAACCCTCATCATTTAACCAAGAACTAAAATGAGGCAAAAACTTGACTTCTCTCACGCTATCTGCCTTCGCATTAAATTTCTCTATGAGGATGTTGGGTTCTATTTTACCGTGCAGTTTGTTGTATGCTTTAAGACCTTTTGCTTTTGTACCTCGTTTGATCTTGAGCTTATTCCATATATCCTCAAAAGCATCATTTATTTCTTTATTTATATATAGTTTATTATGTTTAATTTCGCTTGGTGTATCGGATGGCGTATCTTGATAGTCATCATATTGGCAGATTGTAAGGACATTTGGTGTATCGGCTGGTGTTCCGATTGGTGTTTCGCTTGTAATTGTTCCATTCTCAATTAATCGTTCCAAATATCTGCTTACTTTTGACTTATGCCAGTTAAAGGCTTGAGCCATATATGTTAAGGAACAGCATAACTGACCCCTTTTCAGATTAATTTCTGCATTATTTATTCTGAATTTTCTATCGGCAAAGCTAGCCTCTAATAATAGCCAAATAAATGCACCTACTTCACAGAATGATCTATCCTTCTTCTGTAGTGATGGATGGTAAAGTATTGCTCTGCTTATCTTTATATAACCTTTTTTTATCATTTTTTTCTCCTAATATTTTTTTCTTTAGTTCTAATTTTTCCCTATAAACCACATCATTATCAATTACCAAGTGATTAAAACAACGAATACAAGAATATTTAAATGAATCCCTATGATTTGTTGTCCCTATTTTAAAACCATCTTTTTCGTAATTGGCTACTGAATTAAGTGCTATCATGTTTGTGCCTAAGTATTCTTTGTCACAATAGACACACTCAATTAAATCATATGCCCCATACATCATATCTTTGTTCCAATAATTCTGCACTATTCCATGTCCAATCATCTAGATTAGGAACGACAAATGATTTCATATCGTCTGGTTCATTACAGGCATTAAATACATTAGCACAGCTCATTAAGTGCATTTCAATTTCTTTTAAGTATTTTTTATGCGGTGTAAAATCAACAAATTCACATCTCTTAGGTGTACAAATAAGAAGTTTAATATCTATAGGTTTGTCAAACTTTTCTTCAAAAGCTTTTTGATAAATAGCCATTTGAAGCATATCATCATGCGTTGGCATAAACTTAGCTTTTGTTTTAAGATCAACAATTAATATTTTATCTTCGTATTCAAAAACAAAATCAGTAAACCCATAAAAAGGTATATCTAAGATGTTTGTATCTATGCGACCTTGAAATGACAAATAATAATCTTTGAACCATACTGCAGATAGTTTATCAAAACATAACTCAACCATTGGTGCAATCATCTCATATTGCTTATCATCTTCTTTGTCTAATAAAGCTGTTGACGATTTGTAATAGGTAATTGCTTTTTCGTAGCAATTTTCAACGCTGTAATTATTCGTAAATAAATGATTTAAACCAAACTCAACTGCTGTACCTCGTTCCATAGCGTGATTTGACGTTGTAGGATACCCATAAATGTACTTTAAAACAAATTGTGCTGGGTTATTCTTCCACGTTTTAATCTTACTTGCTGAAAAAGGTAGCATGTCTTTTTCTAAATTAAACTTTGTGAATATTTCTTGATCAATCATAACAAATACCCCTGTCTTTTATCTATTGGTTTCCAGTTAAAATATAATAAGTTATCTATTCGTTCAGAAAACTTATCTTGCTGTTGAATAGTTCTGACTGGTTTTTTTAATTGTTCTGTTGTTAGGATCATTTCTTCTCCGTCATAAACGAACTTAACGTTTTTATTTTTATCTAGAGATTTTTTTATTTGATGATCTCTAACACTTATTAGGTTTCCCCACTTACTGCGTAGTCTGATTGTCTGCATTGTTTTCTCCTAAATATTTTTTCATAACATAGTTTAAAATCTTTGCTGAATTTAATCCAGTTATACCTATTTCCTTTTCTACTTTTTGTTTTGTTTTAGTATATGAGCTTTTATCTAATTCTAGAACAAATCGTTGCGGCTCATACCCTCTAAGTGGTTTTGGCATTTTCCATTCTCCTTCTTACTATTTCTTTTAGTTTATCTTTTTGTTTATTAATTACAGAACTGTCAGAATGACACGATCTGCATAGAGGAATGAGATTTGAAATTTTATCTCTATGTTTTGAGCCTCCCATTCCTCTACTAATTATATGATGTACTTCAACCCAAACATTTTTAGCACAGTACCAACACAGTTCAGAATAACTATCAGCTTCCGTATAGCCATAATATTTCATAAACATTCGTAGGTACTTTTTCATTAAATGTCTGGCGATTGATTATACTGTTCGTCTTTAAGTTCAATTTTAAGATTTAATGTACCATCTTCATTCTTCCAAATAGCGGCTGAATAAAGTCTTTCTGGATCAAGTACCATTTTCTCTTTAACTTGAACTTTACTGTTTTGATATAAAGGTTTGGAATCTCCCTCAACCTTATTATCGTTCTTGAACATTTTTACATATGTTTTACTCATATATCTAATTTCTCCTTATTTATTTTATTAATAATCTTAGGCTTATCCGTATGACTATTAAAAGTTTCATTAATTCTATTTCCAGAACCAATGTTTCCATCATCTTCAAAATCAGCTTCTAAATTCAACATAGCTTGAATGTGATATCTGCGAAAATAAGTTATTCCACTACCAATCTCTATTGGCTTGGAATTAACAGTTCCGATTGATGATGATGATTTAATATATTGACCACTCGGTAAATGCATAATTGTAGTTGTCAAAAATATTAATTCATTTTTATCTTCTACTGTATAGAACACTGATATTTCATTATTAGCCAATGCTTCTTTACATGAAGTAAATATATCATCTAATGTACTAAATTGATGAGCTTTTCCATTTGTTTTAAAAAAAGGATTAGACCCACTTTTCTTTAATGATTTAAAATTTTCTCTAGCGTTTTCTATAGCTATTAATAAATCATTGATCTTTTCACTTTGCATATTTTTCTCCTATTTCAGAATAGAATAATTTCTATTCGTCATACATTCCTTTATCACTTTTTCTTCGTGATAACCATACTGAAAGCCACTCATTTGGCTTTGAGCAGTAAACCGACATTCTTGTAAATCTCCATAAAAGTTTTTAGCTTGTGAACCTTTAGGATCATAGACAGGCATATATGAGCAACTCATCATGCCAAGAAATATAAATATCATTACACCCCAGAAAAAAACTTTATACCAGTTAAAAGGTTTATCGTGATTTCTATATCTCCTAACTGGTTTTCTAGTTTTAGCATCATAACCAATTACTGGGTCTTGCGTATATATTTTAAATTTACTCATACTTCCCTCCAGTATTTCCCTTTAACAATAAAAGGTTTAGTTTTAAATTTTCTATCAATTTCTACGACTCTAGACTTTAATAAGTTATTTAATTGTCTGTTAAGTGATGTAGGATTGATTGTTGGGTTTTGTTCTCTTAATAATTTTAAGAGTGGTTTTTTCTTTAGCGTGTTGGCTGAAACAGTTTCTAAAATGATACGTTGAATTTCTTTTTTATCATCTCGTTTTTCTGTTTCATTCATATCACGAACAGGAAAATTAAACCCATCTTTATCCTTACGCATTAACCAGCCATCCTTACTTACATAAGTCTGACCAACTTCTACTTTAGGTTCTGGCTTTGTAGTATCTGGTTTCAAAGCCGCCTGTTTAATTATTTCTGGTATTTCAATTATATCGTTCATAGTTCCCTCGCATGATGGATTAAAAACCCTTCTTGATAAGCGTCATATTCCATTATTTTTTGTTTAGTATTTTTTGTAAAAGTGTCAGTGACTAATACGCCTTGCGATCTATAATAATCACAAACACTTTTCAGTACATCTTCGCTTGTTTTGTGTTCGTCATATTTTTCTTCTATGACCTTCCAAATATTATCTGTCATTTTTTTCTCCTATATCCAATGCGGTATCATAAAGAATACCGCATTAATAAATAATATTAAAATAAATAACCAACTAGGCATTGATCTCTCCAAAGTTATCAAAACCAAATGGTATGTGTGCTAAAACTTCATCTTCACAATATTGTATTCTTGGAAAATAATTTCTTAGTTCAATAAAAGTTTGTTTTTTATGTTTTTCGTCTTTCCAAAAATCATAATCAATTACAACAAAAAAACCATCAATATATCTCCCATCTATATACATACCATTATCTTCCTCGTATAAACCCTTATGGATTTCAAAATCATAACCTAACTTATAAAGCCCTAGTATTTCATTAAGGGCTTTTCTAATTTGTTTAATATATTTATCGTTCATATTTTTTTCTCCTAAGTTATGGCGGCTCATTATTGAGCCACCTTTAGCCAATCTTTTTCTGTATAATTAAAATTTTTTACAATCCCCTCTTGGATATAAATATCAAGAGTTTTTGCAAATTTTGGATATGATAATTCTAACATTGTAAAAAATTCATATCTTTTCTTATCGCTTTTCAAAGCATTATAAGAACCAAGAATATTAGATGTAGTAATTTTTTTCTCTAATCTCCAAATTACATTGATAGGTGTTTTGAAGTCTAAAGTAAAAGTATCTTTGTTTGTCATTTTTTTCTCCATAATTAATTAATATCTAACTGGTAATACATTTATTTTACATTTGCAATACATTTATAAACATTTTGCAATTATTACTTATTACAAGTAGATAGAAGTTATTCATATTCCTTCCAAATTATGAGTAAAAGGGGCTGGTTTTCATGTTTTTCTCCTAAAATAATACCTTCCAGCCCTTTTTTTATGCTATATCTAGTGTGTGAAAGAGTCTGACATACAAGAAGAAATTTGCGATTATCTAGACGATAAGAAAAAAACCTATTTATTTCGCTATTTTCATGTTCCCAATGGTGGCAAACATAAGGTTTGGTATTTACATAAACTGGTGCGTATGGGTATGAAATCTGGTGTTCCAGACTTAGTGCTAGAATTTCCAAAAGGTAAAATGGTCTATTTAGAGATCAAAGCTGAAAAAGGCAGGCTATCAGAAAAGCAGATTATATGGCAAAAAGTGTCTAAGATACTAAATACCCCACACTATGTCATAAAAGGCTCTGTAGAGGCAAATATGAGCGTTTTAGAGGGTATTTTTGATCTGTTCCCAGATAGTAAGATTAAGGCGTGATTTTAGTGATTTTTTGAACTACGCCTAAAGGGATAATATTCCTATCTCCATAAAACCCATCTTCAGAATAACTAGCGAAGGTATAGAGGTATTTTTTATCTTTTTTCAGTATAAAAGCTATTGTTTTTATTGTTGCGGTGCGTAGTCGTAATGCTTCTTCTAAACTTTGAATACTGGAGTCGCCTACAATATCTTCCCAAATAATTTCATGGAGAAAATAATCAGTATTATTAATTCTGATTTTTATATCTTTTTTTGATTTTTTTTCTGGCATTGGCTTTGAGAGGTCTACGCTTTTTAGTGCCAATAAGTTCTCTGATCAATGTTGATGTTGTATATCCACTCATTTTTTCTTTTTCTTCTTATGTGCAGAGTTTTTCATTAAGCTCCCATCTGGCATATAGTGATATCCTTTGGGAGCTTTTTTCTTTTTTCTTTTCTTTGCCATTATTTCTTTTTCTTTTTCTTTTTTTTCATAATAGCTTTTTGTAAACCTTTTGGAAGTTTACGTTTTTGTTTTGCGGTCATTCCGCCACCATAATGTTTAGGCATAATAACCTCTTAATGTAAAATATAATTGTGAATACCAATTGTTACTAAAACAATGATAATTGCTTGAACCCACCACTTTAATGAAAGAAATGAATCCCACCATTTTTCTATTTTATTTTTCATTTTGTTAGCCCTCTGCTTTTTTCAAAACTGCGGAGTCCACCTAGACCCAACATACCCAATACCAGTGGCATTAACTGCCCTAGATCAAGTTGAACCCAATCTACTTGAACTTGGAACATTTGTAAAATCATATCTAATATGGGCTGGAAAAGATAGACATAGCCAATACTCAAACCAGATACCCAACCTAAGAAGGGACGCCAACCAGAAACAAATATTGATCTATGGGAGGCTTCTGCCTTATTTATGTCTAATTGTTTTTCTTTTAGTTTAGCGTCTATCTCCTTCATTTGAAGTTTCAGCTTTTCTTTTTCTTCTCCAGAGAAATGCATATCGTCTATGACATTCCCTACTGCTTTTATAGTGTCACCACCAAATAATTTACCCAACATGGTCATCTCCAAATAGTTGTTTACTTATTCTTGCCATTTTTTCTTTTAAATCCTCTTCTTTATATTTTTTTCGCATTTCATAAATATACTGTTTTTCTTCTGGTGTCGTTATTCTTTTTCGGTGTTTTCTTAAATCAACTTTTTCATCTTCTTGATCAGAGCCTCCACCCTGTTTGGTGTCTGTTTGTACCATCTGCTATCCCTCATTTCTTCTATTGCACCATTCCAGTCCTTTTCTTTTATTTTTTTCTGGAATTTTTTAAACATCATTAATTTTGTCAATCCTAGCTGAAATGCCATTTCTATGCAAACTTCCTTAACTATATTTTCAGTATCTCCGCAAGGTTTTAAAAATGTCTGCATATCTCTTTTAGCTAAAGAATAATCTATTAAGAATAGTTTAAGTCCTGTTTCATAAGTAATACCATTTCTAAACTCATTCATTTCTCTCTCTTTAATTAAATGACCTGCCCCAATAGTCCACTTGTTTGCGGTGCATTTATATGGCTTTAATAAAATACCGCCCTCGTGATCAATTATTTCTTGTTGCAATCTAGCATCATCAATCATCAGTTCCTCCTATGTTTTGTATTTCTTCTAATTCTAAATCCATTAAATATTTTAACTTTTCTAAGTACACTATTGCATCCCATAATTCTTCCTGGGCGTCATCAACCCACGCAACAAAAGATTTTTTACTATGTAGCATTGTTGAACCATATTTTTTAATACCATCATCAGCCCTCTGACTCATTCGTTGCATTATTTTTTTGATCATTTTGTCTTTCGTCATATTTCTCCTCTAGTTCTAACATTGAAATAAAATTGTGGCTTTGAATATGCCCATCGCTAATCATAAGTTGCGTTATACCATAAGACCATCCGTTTGCGTTATTTTTTGCATATTCTTCTATATGCCCATAATTCATACACGTTCCAACATTCACAATTTTAACATAATTACCACGCCCTAATTTACTGGCTCTCCAGCTTCGTTCTCTGTGACTATGACCAAACACTATATCATGCGTTGCACCATTAGAGATAATACTTGCCTCTGCCATCTTTCCACCAATTTCTTTGCCCATTTCATTCATGGGAACGTGAACGAATGCCACTCCTTTAATAAAGAAGAAATCTCCATAGTCTGAAATACCCCAACCTCGTGATCTAAATAGAGTTTCATATTGCTGGGAAAAAGCACCAACAACTTCTTTGTGTTCGTTTTCATATCGGTATAATCGCATTTCGTGATTGCCTAAACAGTAATGCTTTATAGGGTTAATATCACCCATGCCTTTATGTAAAAGTTCTAAACATTCTTTTGAAACATTTATATCTTCTAATATAGGCGGTTTTTTTTGACCTTTTACTGTGTGATTTTTATCAAACGTCCCTACAGAATCAAAAGAACAGAAGTCACCAATACACACCACATAATCTGGATTGTATTCTCTTATCGCTTTTCCTATCCATAAAAATCTAGAATTATCTTCTCCTGGGGAACAGTGAGCGTCTGGTATAACAAATACTTTTGTTGGTTCAGAAAATGTAGTGCGTTGTGCTGGTATTCTTACAACAGGTTTTTTATATTCTTCTATAACAATCTGCGGTTTAACTTCTTTATATCTGTGCCACTCTATTGTCCAATGTGAACTCTCTAATGCTAACTTTTCTATTTTATCTATTTTTCTTTGAAGGGTAGTGCGTGGAATATCTAAAATATCTTCTACAATTTTTTTAGCACCAGATGGTTGATTTAAACCGCCTTTGCCTATTGGTGGATATCCTTTGTCTAGTGCCTCATGTAGTTTTTCTTGAATGAGCTTTAGCTCATCCCATTCTTTATCATCCATGTTAGCCAAACATTCGCAACACCCAAGAAACAAATTGTGTTAAGACCATAAATCCAATAGTCCATAAAACATAATGCAAAGTATTAATTTTTTTTTCTAAATGCACCAAATGATTATTCTGAATGACATCTATTTTATTATAGATATCCAAGAGCTGTTCTCTAGTAGTTTTAGGTGTTAACTTGCTCATTGTTTAAACATTTCATAATTAAAGTTGTTTCTCTTAATTTCATTTGATTATCTACTTTCAACACAATACTATCAATCGCTTTATCACAACTTTCAAAATTATCAAAACTTATTGGCAACTTGCCACCAATAGAACAAAAAGGTGTTATACCTATATTTATAAAACATATTATCGTAAAGATAGACCACATCTAACCTTGTCTATTGTATTTTTTCCAAGACTTCAATTTATGTTTATTTTTTGGCTTAGATCGTGAAGAATTGCCAATGCTTGTTCTTTTCTTAACCTTATCAAATATAGATTTACCAGTATCTATTTTTTTAACCATTTAATTGACTTAATGGATTTTCTAAAGCTAGCTTAATTCTTTTATCAATCTTTTCTTCTAGCTTTTGCATTTCTTCTTTTAATTCATTCACAGTTTCTTTTAAATCTTTAGAGTTTTCTCTACCATCCTCTTTAACTCGTTGTTCAACATCTTCTACAATAGTTTCAATACGTCTAACATCTGCTTTCAAATCATTCTTTAACTCTTTTGCTACTCCAGCAACTAAATTTACTTCTTCTAATATCATAGTCATTTCAGATTGTAGCATCCCAGTTTCTTGCTGAATAAGGTCTAATCGTTTATCAAATCCACTTAAATCTGGTGCAACATAGCTATTTATCTTCTTTTCCATGTCTAAATACCTAGAATAAATCTCAAAACCGCCCCATAATGCACCAATAAAAGTAGAAATAGCTGTTATAAAAACAACAATACGCCCACCTTTAAAGGAAACACCGCCAAAACTTATTTCTGCCATTGACTCTCTACTAGTTCATTCATTAATCCGTCACTCCCTACAAACAAGAAATAACTTGCTAAATCATTATCATTGATCATTGTGTCTGGCAAAGATTTATCAGTAAAAAATCCTACTCTATCATTTAACTGTTGTTGATTAGCAAAAAAACTTTTAGTATCGCCTAGCACTTGCATCACTATTAAGGTTTTAGTTTGAGAAACATCATCATATCTTTTTTTATCATCAATCTTTTTCATAATTTTTTTAACCGCTTTTTCTTTTGATGATTCTTGCTTTTCTTGTTCAGTTTCTTCTTGTTCCTCTTTTGTATCTTCTGTTTGTTCTGGTTCTTGTTTTTCAACTTCTTTTATCTCTATGTCGTTTTCTGTTTCGTTTTCTTCTGTTGTTGATTCCTCTTGTTGCGGTTCTGGTTCTGTTATATCTTCTTCTACCACAATCTCCTCTATTGTTTCTTCTATTGTAGCTTCTATTTCAGTTTCTAATTCTATTTCAGCAATTTCTATTTCTGCTATTTCAATTTCTATTTCTTCATATGTAGGTTCTTGAATATCTATTGGTTCAAATGTCATACCTACATCTGTTTCAACTGGTACATTAGATTCAAATATATCTTCAACTACATTTATTACTTCTTCTGAAGCATCAGAATTTAAAGCAATAAACATTTCTACGCTTGTTATTGCCTGTGTTATTATTGTGCTAATTGTGTTGTATAATACTCTTATCTGAACATCATCAAATAAAACGCCTACTGAAATCCCTATATCACGCCCTCCAATTTCTACGATTAATGTTGTTAGACTTCCAGAAAATTCAAAACTATTTTCATAAACTTTAAAACCAGAAGCTGTTCCACTTGCTGAAAGAATATCAGTTCCAGAAAAAATTTCAGTTGTGCCATCTTTACCTGTAATGTGCATATAGATTGAATCTTGTGCATCTTGTTTATCAACTTTAATTGAATAATTAGTTTCTCCACCATATTTTATATTTAAATCAGAAATATCTACTGTTTGAATAAAAGTTGTGCCAACATTTTCAACACCCATTGTTGACGTAAAACTAGAACCACCTGTTATTTCTGCACATTTATCCGTACCTAATTGACCACATGAATTGCCACTAGGCATTGAAGCTGGGCCTTGACCTCCCCAATCAATATTCATTTCTCCATCTTTTGATGAAGTAACAAAATCATTATTGCTGTCTAAAATATTTCCAGAATCTTCATTCGTAACTGTGGTTGTTGTTATAGTGGTTTCTGTGGTAGTCGTTGTTGTTATACCACCATTTTCAAATTCTATTGTTTCAGTAATAACTTCATCAATTATTTCTTCTATTGTAGGGGTACAAAGACCTGTCGTATCAGTTGAGCAATCTACAGCTTGACTAGAAAAGGATAGGAATACCGATCCACATAGCCATAGCGTAAAAAATAAATTTGGTAAATTCATCATTAGCTTCTTTTTCCTCTACTGTTATTTCTTTTCCTTCTAGCAAATTAGCTTTGATAATACTACCATCTGGGATCATTTCTGGATTTTCTAACCAACCTTTTTTTGCGTCTGCACCTATAGCTGAATCGTAAGGACAATATGTTCCAGCTTGATACATACTATCCCAAGTTCTGCTATCTAAACACAAAACTGACACAGCCGCCACTTTCATTCCCATAGAATAAAGTCTAGATGAAATTTTTAATTTTGCACATAGAGGGTCTTCCTTCATAATTCCAGAAGCTATGCCTAGTATATTTGTTTGAATTGCCCCACTTGTTGCAACCATACAAACATCAGAATTATTGACAACAACACTTGGAGCAGAAGCTGTTGGAACGGATTTATCTATTACGGTTGAACTAACAGTATTTGTGTCCGCACTTTTTGTATCTGTTGCAACTGCAATTATTGTTATTGTTGCAAGTAAAATAAATAGAGTTTTCATCTAGCAGTTGTAGGAACTCCGTCACTACCAACGAAAGGCGAAGAAGCAAATGCTATGTAGATGTATGTTCCACCAGAAGTATTAATTTGTGAATAATCATCTCTTAATTTAAAACCATTTGATAAAATATCAGTACCACCAAAATCATCACTTTGAGTATATTCAACTTCAGTTGTATTAGCAACCAATGTTGAATACTGTCCATTATAGCTATTTCTTTTATTATCAATCATCCGCCAACCACTTGTAGAATCTGTACGTTTTACCATAACCCAAGCGGGTTTAAAGCCACAGAACACCATAGGCCCATCTGTATTACCATTACCAGTATACGAACCGAACTTACTGTATCCTTGTTTTTCGGCAAAACAATAAGCTACAAATGTTCCACCAGAACCATTTACATCATATTCTGTACCAAGTGAAAAAACAGAAGATGTTGGATTTGCTGTAAAAAATTGAGCATTTGTTATAGTACCACTTGTGCCATTTAATTCTAATTTTTTCCCAGAGCCTAATTCTCTTGAATATACAGCCCAAGTTGCACTATCAGAACGTCTTTTAATAATTATAAAATCTAATTCTTTACCAACCCCGTGTCCGATAGTTGCACCACTGCCAGTACCAGTATAAGTTACTATAGAAAATCCTGCCGTTGTATTAGCTTGAACTGTAGAAGTAATTGAACCATCTGTATTACTTGATGTAGTGCCACCATTAGCTTTCCATTGCCATGCTACATAAGTTCCACTAGATTCATTAAAATTATTGTAAGTACCAACACTGAATCCATCCGAATTAAATGAAGTTAGTCCCTGTGCATTAGTAGCTTCTGCATCATTTAAACTAGAAAATAAACCTTTTGTTACTCCACGACTTGAATCTGTTAAAATATGGTTTCTAGCAGTTCCCCCTGCTCTTTTTTTTACCCATACCCAATCTGGTTGAAAATCACCTGCATTAGCATCATTAGTTATAGATTGTGCTGAACCAGTTCCAGTATATAACTGTGTATGAAAATATGCTGATGGGTCGTCTATTGTTGTATAAGCCATTATCCGTACTCCGCTAGGTTCTTTGTACATAGAGCATAATAGCCACTAGGTACTGCATATTCAAAGTTTCCATATCCGTTAGCGTCTGAATTACCACTTGATATACTAAAAGGTGCGTTGCCGAAATTTGCTTCCCAACCACCAGAGCCACCTCCATCATTATCTCCTGTTCCAAAAAAATAAAAACCTGTTGGTGTGCTTGCAGGGTCAGTTATACTTATTGCACTTGTCGGACTTGATTGATTATTACTACCAGAGCCATCAGCCCAGTTTCCATTTGTACCAAAATAAACATTATTATTATCTAAATCTAATGCGACCATCACAATGTCATTATTTGTATAAGTTGCCCCATGTGTTGAACCAACATCATTAATAAGTTTATTTCCATTATTACTTAAATACCCAACATCATTTGCACCTTCTCCTGGCTTACCTAAACTTCTCACTTGTTCTGCTGGGTCATTAACAATACCAAGTACTGAAACAATCGTTGTCACACATTTAAATTCAGCATACCATTTTCCGCTTGCAATACCTATACTTGAATAACCTCCATGTTTACCGCCAGAGTCTACAACTACTTTTGTATTTCCTTCACTAAATGTTGGGTTAAATCCTGTTCCTAAAATTAAAGGATTAAATGTAGCAAAATTATTTGTCGGTGTATCTGTTGTAATATCTTGTGCGTCTAAACCTAATACTGATAAATGATTATTATTACCACTAGTATCCGCACCAATACCACTAGAATTTGTACCTGTTCCTGTTTGTTTAAATTCTAAAAAGAAACCATTGTTTCCAAATGATACATCGTCTTTAGCTTCTTTAGGAATCCAAACTCCATTATCATTGTATTCGCCAAAAACTGTTGGGGCATACTGTTGTCCATCAACAAAATAAACATCTGCATAATATGCATTTACTTCCCCAGCAGTACCATTGTAACTAGATAAGAAAAAATCTACCCCACTTACATTGTACCCACTTTCTAAATTTTGAGCAGGATAGTTTAACGTTACTCCACCTCTAATACCTGCTTGCACACCATTAATATAAAACTTTATTCTTTCTGAGTCAGTTGATTGAGATGTATCTTGTGCAATAACAAAATGATACCATGCTGATTGATCTCTAATTTTTGGTGCCCAGTTTACTGTACCACTACTAGCATTGTTCCAATCCATTCTAATTGTATCTTCATGAATAAAAATATTTTCAAATCCGCTTCTTCCACCAAAAACAGTTCTTCCACCACTTATGGTTCCAGAAGATATTTTGTACCAGAATGATAAAGTAAATTTTTTAGAATTAGTAGCAGTACCAAAAGTTGTACCTAAAGAACTACCCCCTGCATTATCAAATCTAGCAGAATTTTCTATTTCATATCCAGCTACTGCAGAATTAGAACCTAATACTGGGAAAGGCATTACTTTTCTGGGAACTCGCCTAGTGGTCTTGATACAACTCCGTCTGTTTCGGTGTATTCAAACAATGCTTTGAGTTCATCTACGTTTGTTGCACCATCTATTTGATCTTGCATAGAATTACATTTTGTTCTGACACTAGCACGCCAAGTTTTCCAACCACTATCCATTGTTGTTGCTGTTTCTTTTGCTTTAATAACTCGCCAATCACTCGGTGCTAAAATACCAGCACATTGTTGATCTATCATTTCTTTTTTAATTGTTTTTAAACCTTTAATAACAACAACAGGGTCTAACTCTACGCCATCTTCATCTGTTGCGTTTGTATCTTCTAAAAGTTTAGCTGTTGCTGTGCCATAACTTCCAACAACTTCATTATCCTGTATAGTATAATCAATATTAGTATTAATATAATAGTTTTCATCTTTTTTATTACTCCCATCTATTCTTACTGGGTAAATGCCGATAGCTTGTAGTTCTTCATTAGACCATTGAAATATTTGTTTTGGGTATTGTGTATCGCCAATAGATACGCCTTTATTTCCTTTGAAGAATTTTGTTATTGAACCATTTTCTACTAATGCAAACATTTTATTCCTACGTTGCTGACATATTTAAAGAACGCCCAACCTCTTGCCAGACAGTCCCGTTATATCTAAAAACAAATTGATCTGATTTACCACTTGTTGATGTTGCTGTTGGTGCGGTACTTGCCGAAAACTCAAAAACAGTATTCCAAGCGATTGTATGTGTTCCACCATATTGAATATTTAATGCTATGAAAGCACCTGTTTGTGCATTACTCGGTGCGGCAAATGTAGTGTTTTCTGTTGTTGTATGTTTTGCGTTTGGTGCGGCTTGACTATCCCAAGCTACTGAATTTGATGTAGATGTTATTGCTACCTCTGGATAATACGCAAGATCATTAAAAACAATTTTACCAGTTCCGTTAGGTGTAAAAGTAATATTACCATTTGATGTTGAAACAAAAGCATTTCCATTAACATCTAAATCGCCACCTAGTTGCGGAGTTGTATCTCCAACAATATCAAAAGATACAGTGCTATCTAACCAGTTAACTGTATTCGCAGTATGATCTAAAGTTGCTAGGGAAATATCATCTGCACCATCATAATATTTTAGTGTTGGTGTTGTTGCTGAAGTTGTATCTAACCAGATAGTGCCAGATACTGCACCACTAGGTCTAGATGTTCCAGATTGAAAAGAATTGATGGCAGATAAAGCATTATTTAAATCAGAACGGAAGGCAGGGAAACCTTGATTTGCAATATTCATGTCATGTTGAGCCATAATTACCTCTTAATATCCTTTAGCAATATAATCAAATGTTTTTGATATAGCACTATTACTAGAATTTTTAAAGACTATATCAAAAGAAGTTTCTGATTTACTTGTTATCTCATAAAAATCACCAGTTGCCAACCCTTGTGCAGAAATACCTATTGCTGGCGTTGTTTTAAATACTGGACTAAATGTTATAGTCGTTCCAGATACGCTTGAAACAATATCATTTCCAGAAATAATACGATCTATCATATCTGACGCTACATTAAGAACTGATACAACAGGCGTTGCCGCATTATTTAAACTTTCTAAAATTAATCTGAATTTAAAATATCTTGCAGAATAATCGCCAACACTAAAGTTTCTGAAACTAGAAAAAGTGACATTATCATCACTTGTTGCAATTTCTAAATGTGATTGAGCATTGACCGATGTATCTCCATCAAAGTTAGACGCTTGATCATCAAATAAACCAGCAACGTTATCAAACAATCTATCCCTATCATCAGTAGTTTGTGTGATGTTTGCTGTTAGTCTAGTGGTTTGTACTGAACCTAAGTCAATGACATTTGCAAACTCATAAGTACCTGTTGAGAAAACATTGCTATTTGTAGTTCCACCGTCAAAAAGTCTAGTCGTAATGTCATCAAAGTTATCGGTAGTGTTGTCATCAAATTGTTCTATGGTATCTAGTTCTAAAGCATTGTCTACTGCAACAACGTTTGTCTTAGTACCTGTAAAGTCTGGATTTTCAACTGCATTTGCAACATTATTGAAATTACCTATTGCGATAATATCAGTAGTTATAATTGCTTCATTAGATGATAAGTTTCCTAATTTATCTACTGCTTTAATTAGATAAGAACCAACCCTTGCTGGAACTGTGATTGATGTAGCTGGTCTTGATATTCTTGTGACAATAGGAAAAGAGTTTTGCCATTCTGGATTAACAGTATCGCTTGAATAGTTTAAGACATAATAGTTTAAGTCTGCGTCTGGTATAGACTTCCAACTTAAATGTGCGTCACTCCCTACAATATTAATTGCAAAATCTTCAACATCACTTGGCGGTGCTATCTCGCCAACAATATCTCTAGTTGCTGTCACATAAGTAGATTCAACGCCTAATGAGTTTACTGCTTTAACTCTTACGGTATAATTTTCTCCACTTATAACGTTTAGAACTCTATGGTTTAATTGAACTGTACCTTTTGAATGAACGATAAAATTTGTATCACTCGTTAATTTGTATTCTACTTGATATTCTCTTACGAATTGATCTGCACTAGCACCAATAGTAATATCCATTGCAACGATAACTGTTCCATCATTGTATGAGATTAAACTATCATCAAGAGTGACTGAAACTGGGGCAGTAATACTAAAAGGATTTGGCAACGTTGTATCTGGAATTGTGGCAACTTCTTGCTGTGTTCCAAATGTGTAATAACTATCTTGATGTTCAGTAAGCTGTAAGGAAACAGAACTATCTGGATTAATAGTAGTTGATAAAACTCTAAATGGCTTAGCAGAAAAACTTGGAGTAGCGTGAGTGATGTTTACAATATCGCCTACGACTAAATCCATAGCTGTTGCGTCTGCTGTGAGTGTGACATCTAAACTTGATCTAGACCTACGCAAAATAATCTCTGCCATTTCTTGAGCTTGATATGGACTCGTTATTGTTGGCATATCAAAACGACCTTCTAATAAAATACCACCATCGTCTGTTTTCATGGTTGCATGTTGATCAGCACTTGCTAAACCTGTTTCATCTACTGGTGGAAACTGTGCCTCATCTACTTGGTAATTTTTATTTGGGTTAATAAAAGTGACAATAACTCTATTAAATCTTTCATTTTTATTTTTAGAAGATACGCCTATCCCACCTATAATATTATCTTCAGTTAAAGTTATAGACGCACTTCCAGAACTCTCTACTGTGATTTGATATTTACCAGCAGAATAATTTAAAAATGCTCTTGAACCTGTTAGAAATTTTTTAACATTATCTATAACTTTTTGTGAAGTATCTATAACAGTATGACTATCTATTAAATCAATCGCACTAGCACCAGTATAAGGTGTTATATCAGCGTCACAAACATCACCAGCAGTTTGCCAATCAGCGTAATTAGTATCAAAATAACTATTCGCTATTCCCATTCCATATCTATCGTTGCGTAAATAATCTAATAATTGATAAACTGGGTTATCTGAATATTCCCAAGTAGAACTATCATCTTCTCTATGCGAACCAGAACCACCAGTTTTTGTGCTATCTAGATTTGGATTATAAATCTTTTTTCCTTTAACTACGGCATTGATTGTTGGGATAGAACCAAATGCGTCAGAGTTCCAAGTAAAACGAAATGCTAAATAAGAAATACCTCTAAGTCTATGATTACTTGTCCATGATGATAATGTGCTTAATAAACTTGAACCAAAATGTGGTTCTACTGTAATTAGACTTGCACTATCTTTATAATAATTTGAGTCACTAGAATTTACTGTGACTTGCGTATTGTCTGCTAAATCGCCAGACCATGTGACAAGATTATCATTTATATAAATTTCTGTAATATCATCTATCTCGCCTTCGCCTAAAGCAAAAGCCATGTATAAATATTGGTTATCTGTTCCAGATGTTTCAAGGAATGATATTATACCCCCAACTTTTCTTGTTCCATAAATTACTGGTATTTGACCATTAGCAGATGTTTTATTGACTAGAACACCTTTGGCAATATTCTCTGGCGTTGTATCAAAATTAAATTCTGGATCGTCTGGTTTTCTTAACCAAGTAAGAGCAGTTGAAACAATACTTATTACTGAAAGAATAGGACTTAGAAAAGGAACAACTTTAGCAATTATTTTTCCAGCCGCACTTCCTAAAAGTTTCTTTTTTAGTCCACCTATAGAAATTCCGTAAGGCATTATTCTCTACCCCATCTAATATCTTGAACTGTTAATGCACTAAATTCAAAACCCTTATCGCCAGAAAAAAAACGTTGTTGTGAATTATCACTTGATCTACGACCAGAAACTTTTTCAAAATTACCCCAATGTGAAGTAATAGATAAACCTATATTTGAAGAAGAAGTATCATCTTCTATTGAATATTGATCTATAAAACCTTCATATAATAAAAAAGGGTCAGCAATTAATGCGTTAGAACTATCTAAAAAACCTCTGTAGATTTGAACTGTATCATTAATAATATTTTCATTTAAGGCTACAGAAATATAAGTTTGTTCTACACCAGATAAACTTAAATTAAGTGAATTTTTAATTGGCTCTGAACCTTCTTGCGTATTACCAATTCCAAGAATATGACCGCTTGCTGTGTATGTTTGTGAGCTTCCAGATACGCTTGATGTTAAATCAAAACTACAATCCGTTAAATATACAGGGGTAGAAAAGTT